TTGCATTTCGTTTGCTTTTTTCGGATCTAACTTAAACATTTGAGTTATAATTGATTTATATGATTTTAATCCTTCTGTCGGATTTGGATTTAATAATGCTTGTGATGCATTTACATCTAATGTTTTTATTGTATTTTCTCTAACAATATTATTATGAGAAATATTTTTTTCAATATCATCTAAATTTTCATAATAAGCATCTTTAGCTATTTTTTTTAAAACAGCTTTGTTTTCTCCAGCTACTACAGAAAAGGCACTTTGAATTGCTATAGGCAACTTATCCAATTTATTATTTTCTATAAAATCAACAATTTTTCTAGGATCTTGATTTCTAAAAATAGAATCATACACAACGTCTTTAGCTGACTGAAGTACATGATCATCAAATCTTTTTTCATATGCTAAAGCTTCAGAAGGAGAAAATCCTAGTGGCATAGATGCTAATAATTTTTTCTTTTGAGTTTCTAAGATTTGTTTAGTTGTAACTATATTTGTATCTTTATAAACAGTTTTGCCATCTTTAGTTATATCTGAGGGAATAGCTTTGGGAAATCCAGATTGTATTATTTTAGGCAGACCATTAGTTAATACATTTTCATAATTTAATACCCAATTTTTTCTAAGTTCTTTTTGTTTGTCTGTAATATATTTTGATGCATAGGTCTTATATTCAGCATTAGCATATATACCCATTGTTGCTTTAAATTTCTTAGATGTAACAGGACTTTCATTATCTAATACATCTGATAATCCAGAGGTAATACTGTCTAATTGTTTGGATACTTCTGTTGGACTAGTATCATTTACTTTTGCATCCAACATAACTTCAGCTATTTTTTCTTTAGCTATTAATGTTAATTTATCTGATGTAGCTTCAAGAGTAGCTGTTCTAGCATATCTACCAAAGACAGTATCTTTATCTCCAACAAAATCTAATTCAGTATTACTTTCAGAAGCATCTAGTAATTGTTTTTCTGTGGGAGCATTTAAAGCACCATATTCAGCACCTTCAATCTTAGCTGTCTGTGTAGCATTACGAAAAAATACTTCTGCCATTCTATCTAGACTATTACTAAGACCAGCAAGATTATTAGATCTGGTTTTTTCAAAACTAAAATCAACAGTCGGCATCCTTAGTGCCAGACCTTTTGTTTTATATCTTTGGTATCTATCAGCCATATCTATTGTCCACTTGGCATATATCGATTTCTTGGTATTGGTGCGAGAAAATCTGATCTTGTTCCAGTTGTTCCATAATCCATGTATGATGGATTTAAGAAATTATTAGATGTTGATGCAGTTTGAGCTGGTGCTGATCCTATGGTTGAGTAATTGTAACCAGCCATAGCGACACTACTGACAAGCTGTAATGTTGCAAACTTCATAGTATCTCTGGCAGAAGCTCTTAGACTTTCAGCTTGATATTCTGCCTGTTTCATAACTATAGAAGCATTATCTCTAGTAATACTAAAATCATTCATACCAGCTCTTAAACTATACGTTTGTATTATATCTGGTGTTTCTCCTGATTTAAATGGATCTAAATTACCAGAAAAAGCTCTAGCTACGTTAGCTGACATTACTTTGTTAGTTTCTTTTAAAACTTCAATTCCTTGTTGTTTATAGTTAGCTCTATCAACTCTGCCTTTTATTTCAGTTTGATATGCCTGTGATCTCATGTTTCTAGCATCAGACTTTGCTTTTCCATAAGTAGCACCAGCAGAAACAACACTAGCTATAAGATATAATTCAGCTCCACTCATTGACCTATACTCACTTTAAAATCTAAACTTAATACAGTTAAAAAAACTGGTTGAGTTTGTGTTATTGTTATTTGGGCATCTCTGGTATATCCACGAAATCCCATAGTCTTTTTAGTTCCTGTAAATGTTGGAACACCTCCAGATCCAGAAATAGGAAATGTATCTAAAGAAATATCGAAATTATTAATTGAAACATTTTGAGATTTAAAGAGCAAAGGGGATATTTCAAGTATTCGTCTTTTCTGACTTTGTACTGTCCCAGATGCTAATTTAGGTTCAAATGGCATCGTTTTAACTTCAACATCAAAATCTAATCCAGCTTCCATATATGTTGCTGGTTGAGCTATTGTTGTAACTGCTCCAGAAGAAACTGCCACCGATGGATCAACAATATCATCTCTTACAACTGCTACAGTTTTCCCTTCTAAATGAGAATGACCAGTATAACTTGTCCCAGAAAAACTAGTTGTTTTTTGTACAGCACTATCTGTAGTAAAATCATCGTCAAAAACTTCTAAATAGAATTTTGCAGATCCACCAATAGTTCTTTTAACAACAACATAAATATCATCTAAGTCAACAGCGACATCTACAAAATCTCCATCAGTTTTAAAAAATGAAGGAGCTATAATGTTTTGGCTTTTGTTCATCATAAAACAAGCCATAGATCCAGCAAATTCAGTTGATGCAGAACGATAACCATCGGTAGATGTTCCATTGATTATCATTAATAAATCGCCTTCTGTCGTATCTGTGGCTGGTCGTAGAGCCATCTTTTGAGGATCGATAATTAAGTGTGAGGAGAGCAAACTTATATTATTCGCCACATACGACAGCTCTACGTCTGAAAATAGCATTTCTCGTAATGCCTTTCCCTGTCTTTGTATAAATAGAGTTCCCCCTTCAGCTCCTTGAGGTCTTATATTAGCTTTAGATCCTCTTCTGGTTGCTGATTTAACAACGACATTAGAAGGAGTAATTGGTTCTAAATCTGCTTGAGGTAAGAAAAATTCAGCACCAGATGTGAATATTTGTAAATCTCTTCCTGATTTCAAAGCATTAATAGCATTAACATTATCTGTTGTTAGTGTTACTTGAAGAGCATCATCATCTAAACCTTCATCAGCTTTAAAATCAAAAAACTGCCCAACCTTAGATCCAAACAAAGTTGATGGTAAAGTCGCACTTCCACCAAAATAAAGTCTACCCTCATGAAAAGTACAAGTTCTAGGATAACCTCTAGTTGCTGACCAAGCATCTTCATAGCCAGTTTCTAGCTCCCAAGCTCCAGAAGCTATGGCTACATCTTTTTCAAAAAAAGGTGTTTCGGTTACAACTTTAACTACTGTTGATGAATCAAATTCAATTATTCTAGCTCGACCAAAGCCATTTAAAACATTTATATATTGATCTACATTACCAGAAGAAAACACTCCAGAAGAAGCTGTTATATTAACAGTTCCATCAGTTGCATCTGGTGTAATTGTGGCTGAAGGATTTGATGTTGCTTTGGTAAATTGTGCTTTTGGTTTTGTTAAAGATATCTGTCCTATAGTCCATAAATTATTAGCTGTTCCTCTAACTACAGTAAATGGTATTAAATTTTCGTGAACACAAATTAAAGTATCGGTATTTTGTGTAAAATATAATTTTTTTAATTCATAATTACTGACTGAATAAAGTGATCCTGTAGAATAATCTAAATAACTATTACCAGAATTATTAATGTTAGTAATTAAAGTTTGATTTATATAAAATCGAAACCGAATTGTATTTGTAGTATTAAAAGCTGTAGCAACAATCATAAAATTTTGTGTAGTAGAAAATTCAAAAGGAATTAACATTACACCATTAGAAGCATTATCTGCTGTTAGATCAGTTACGAATTTTAACCCAGCTCTTCGACTAAATCCACCTTGAGGCTCTATCAAAACATTCTTAGCAGTTTCTAGAGCTGAATAATATTGTTGTAAATCTATTCGACCTTTGAGTAGAGGATCTATTGCTCCTAATGAAAAGTTAGATTGATATTGTTGCAATCTAGCCATTTTATCTCACATCAGTTAATAAATAATCTTGTATTACAGATGGTGTTTGACCAGCACTATCAATGTTTACTGCTTGTCTAAAAAAGCCACCTCTATATCCTTCTACTGCTACTCCTAATGCTACACCTCTCCAATATTCAGATTTAGCTGTTTGATCAGTCATTACTTCAGCTAAATGCCAAGCTAACTGGTAAGTTAATAATTGTGTAAAATATGAAGGCATATTACCTTCTTCTACACTTCTTTGGTAATCTATAAATATTGCAGTTTGATTTGTTAGTAAGGCTGAATAACCACCTAGAGTAGTTCCCATTTCCCAACTTGTAATAGTTGGACTTCCAGCACTAGAACTTGCCCTGACAGCTCTAGGAACTCCAGTAAGCATATCATTAGGCATTGTGTATTGATATGTCCATTCCGAGTTAGGAGTTTCTACATCTCTATTTAATTCTTTTTTAGCTATTGAGAATGACCACGAGTACATTCCAAGAGTTGTTGCTTTTATATCTGGATAAATTAAAGCACAGGCATTACCAGCAGTAGATCCATCAGTAAAAGAACTTATACTTTCAGCACCAAGAAGGAGAAGAGCTTTATTACAAATTCTTACTTCAGTATCTCCAGATGCCATTTATTCCTCCAAGAAGTTAGTTAGAAGCACACTTAAATATATGCTTCTAACAAATTGTTTTAATACAAATTAATCGCCATCTGTATTTGCTAATGTAGTTCCATTGTTTACATCCACAACTCCAGAAGCATTACTCAAAACATAAAGTAAAGTTGCGACTAAAGTTCCACCAGTTGAAGTGTTAGCAAAGATCATATCTCCAACAGCTACTTCATCTGCAACTGCATTGAAATAACCTTCAGTATTAGCATCAGCTACACTATCTGTTGAAGTGTATGAAAAGATTTGGGGAGCTGAACCTTTTTTGGATTGCCCACCAATAGGATTCCATCCATCTCTAGAAAAAGCCATGATTAAGCCTCCCTTGTTATGATATCACAGATACCATCAGCATCTATAGCAACAGCACCCATAGAGAGCATTGCAGTTACTAAAAATGAAGTTTTTTCTGGGATATAGTTTATTTCAGTCTTAGGAGCTATACCGACAGCACAACCCACAGAAGACTTATGAAAAGCAAAGTTTGTTCTGTCATTACTTCCATCTTTAGTAAGACCACCTTCGTCACGATCTCCTAATACATGAATGGTAAATCCCATGAACTCTCCGATTTGCCCACTTCCTTGAGACAAAGCTTTTAGTGAAGCATAGTCAGCACTAATAGCTCTTTCATCAGCAAGTAATGAAGCTAGACCAGAAGCATGAATAACCATATGACGATCTGTAGCTGGTACGTTTTTAATGTTCAGCTTTTCTGATGCCTGTATGATTTTTCCAACCGAAAGTCCAGAAGCAGTAGCTGAACCTGTGGTAACTACAGTATTAGCAACTGAAGATCCAGCAGAAGCAGAAAGTAATGCATCTAGAATAATTTGGTCTTGCCTTCTTCCGATTGCAGATCCAACAACTTGAGCAAGTTCAGATCTCTCTGAAAAATTTACTTTTTGTTGGTTAAACATATCAGAATACTCTGAAGCAACATAGTCAGTAAGACTACATGAAACAGATGCAAAACTTGTGTTTAAAGGGATAACATCGGTGCTAGGAGTACGAACTGTGGCACTTCCTTTACCAATAGTAGGAAAGTTTACTGTGTTTCCTTCCACACCAGTTCTAGTACGAACTATTCCTTGAAGCATTGAAGTACCTTGATAGGCTTGTTTTACCTCTGCATCGAATAATTGTACAAAAGCTGGACTAAGATTTGTTGACATAATCAACTCCTGTATAAGTTAAAAAATGAACACCATCTAGGTTGTTGGATAAATCCAGCCTTTGGCTACAGATTACGTTCTGCAACGTATGATTTCTCATAAACCAAATCTGCCTATAAAAAATAGGTTATAGATTACTTCTAAATTATAGCACAAGCTGGAGCTTGTAAAGTCTTAATGATACTTATAGAGTTTAATCAGATTTATTAGGATATCTTTTTTCATACTCTTGCTCGACACTTCGAGTATAGGCTGGATCATTTCCATATTTAGGATCAGCCATCATATTAGCCATTCTAACAGAAAACTCTGGTTCACTTTCTTTAGAAGAAGATGTTTCTCCAACTGGAATTTGTCTTGTATCTCCCATCATAGCTCTTAGCTTTTGCAGAGTTCTTTGACCAGAAGCAGTAAAACCTAAAACATCTATTTCAGCTCTTTCTTCTTCTGTAAGCTGACCTTTATTAACTAATGCATTTGCCCATTGTTTATTAGATTTAATAATAGCTTCTGCATTATTTCCTAGTTTTTCTAATTCAGCTTTTTCTTCAAACTCATAACTTTGTTTAGTTTCTCCTGATAAGCCTATGATTTTATTAGCTAAGTCCTCAAAACCATTTTGATTTACACCATTTGATTTACACCAATCAACATAAGTTTTAACCATTGGATCTTCAACATCATAACCCTTAGACGTTAAAGCTTCTGTGTCATATTTTTCTGGAACTTTGTGCTTTCCTTTAGAAAAGTTTTTTTCTAATTCAGCTAAAGACTTAAATGCTTCTTCTTCTCTGACTTTACCTGTTTTGGCATCCCAGAACTTTTCTGGAATATGCTCTGGTCTTTCTGCTATTTCTTTTGCAGTTTCAGAACTTTCAGTATGCGAGATATTATTCTCATTAATACTTTCTGGATCTTGATTTGTTTCATTTTCTACCTCTACACTTGCCATTAATCCTTGAGGTGGTTGATTAGTCTGTTCGACTTGTTGTTCTGTTTCAGCCATAGGTTCTCCTTATCCTTTGCTTAATTTCTCTTATTACTGAATTTTGTCCTTCTCTAGCATAGCCATAACTGGGATCTGCTGAAGGTATCCATGCTGGTTGGTCAAGATAAACTTTTTCAAAATATTTTAAAACATTCTGCCCAGCTTCAGTATTGAAACATTGTGCAAAAGAAATATCTAAATCATTTTGTTCAGTTTTATTTTTAAATGGTTGAACTGTAGAATTTAATCCATCCCAGCCAACAGCATTAATTGATCTGATTTTTTCAGATTGGTTAGCCATTATTTTTTCTTTTTAGTTGTTTTTCTTTGTAAAGTCGCTAAAGAAACTGGTGTATTTTTTTTCGTAGAAGTCATTCCAGATTTCTTAGGTGGTCTTCCTTTAGTCTTTCCATAAGTTCCTTTTCCCATCGGCATTAGCTTTTCCTTTCTAAGTTAAGTCCATTTAGTTTTGTTTGCCCAATAAGCACCAGACATTTTGCCCTTTGATATATTGGCTTGGTGTCTAGCCTTAAAAGAATTGGATTTTGGAGTTTTTTTACTACCATCTCCAGAAACTCCTTGCTGACCAAATCGAATTGTTTTGGTTTGACTGCCAACTTTAGCAACAACAACATGAGATTTAGTTTTGTGGTTAGGTGTTTTTTTTGGTTTGTTGTAAGCAGAAACACCAGCATTTTTTAATTTTGTATCAACCATAGTTAACCCATAGGCTGTTCTTGAGGTTGCTCTGGTGGCATTTGTCCCTGTTGCATTTCCATCTGCTGTTGAGCTAACTGCATTGTTTGTTCCATTATTTGCTGTCGTTCTTCGTTAGTTGTTCTAAGAGAAGAGGGAACTCCAAGCATATCAGCTAAATAATCTCCTACTTTATCCATCTTTAATAATGATCCACCGACAGCTCCTAATTGCTGGGACATTTGTAAAAATGTTAGAACATCATTTACTTTATCTTTATTAGAAGCCATAGCCAGAGGAGATACTGGAACTATCTTTACTTGTAGTCCATCAATCTTCAATGGTAGTTCTATTATTCCCATTTCATCCATAAGCTCTAAAGTTCGTCTTACAATAGGGACTAAACACTCACTAATTAATCTTCCAAACGATGCACCCATATTTTCAGATAATGAAGTTATCTTATGTTGTATCTCTAAAGCAGTTCTAGCTGACATGTTCTCTGGAGCAATCTCATCATCTAACATCATTCTTTTTATGTTAGCTCGTAAATCATTTGTTAGGATCTGGGACATATTAGCATCTCCAGAACGAGGTAAGGGAGCTAGTGAAGCTCCTCTAGCTCCACCATTAGAAGATACTCCAATAACAGATCCAGCTTGTATTGATATTGTCTGGGGATTTAGCACTCCATCATCGACAGCAGTAAACACTCCACCGATAGAAATTGATGCATTTTTAAGAGTTAATTCTGTAACCTTATTTAAAGTTTTAATATCTGGTAATGCCATTAAAGCAACACCTCGACCATATTTTTCATTACTAGCCACCATATATCGGCTAATTACAAATGGCATACCTTTTAGAGTTCTGGAAACTAGCTTGTGATCTCCTTCCATAGTCGATACACAATAATAGATAAATCCATCTTTCTCATAAGTAGCTTCTAATAATTCTACTTTTTTTGTTGGATCTTCTAAATATTTATCAGAAACTTCTTTAGGAATTTTAGCATCTGGAAACTCTTTTATTATTACATCAAATGGTCTTTTCATTTTTCTATAAACAGTATCGACAGTTCCATTAGCTCCTTCTTCAAAACAAATCTGGTATGAAGGAACTGCTGTGTATCTAATTGGAGTTGTTTCATCTCCAGCTTGTATAAGCATAACAGATGTACCAATGGCTAGATCAAGTAGAAATTCTCCCATAGCCAAGTCAAAGCCAGATTGATTCATAATGCTAAACATCTTTTCATTATAATCATCAAGAATTTGTTCAACTTCGACTTGACGTTCTGGGGGGATATCTGAACCAGAAGTCAATCTACACCACGATCTTTGGGGAGGAAACAATGCACTTTGGATGCGATTAGCAAATCGTGATGTAGAATGAATGGCTGTACTATCAAAAATTCTTTTCATTTTATCTTGACCGACAGCATTACCATCATAGTAACCATCATAAAGATTTCTCATAGGTAAGCAGTATTCGTAAGCTTCTTCGTAGATAGATCTCCATTGCTCTTTTTGAGCTTCTGAATTTTTAAATCTTTTTTTTATTTCGCTTACAGAAAGTTCAGCCATAAATTATTCTCCACCTTCTTCATCTTCTTCTGTTTCTTTTTCTTCAGAAGTTTCTTCCTCAATAGGTTCTTCTTTGAATTTTGGATTGCGAATAAATTTTTTCATTTAAATTTTATGTGTTTCTAGTATTTCTGGCATATCCTAGAGTTGTTT